TACATCATACGGAGATGAAAATGGCCTGCGGATGTAAACAGGTGCGCAAGAGGATCGCGCGAGAACTTAAGTCGCTTCGCCTTGCAGATGCTGTCAAAACAGCAGCGATTGGTGCGAGGAAAATAGCCCGCGACGCACGCAAGCCAAGAGTTATTAGATAATCTTCTCAGGAGGGCGGCAATAAATAAAGCCGTATTAGGGGGAATGGGGGAAACTAAACAGGCTTGGCCTGCGGACAAGATCGAGCGCCGGAAGGTTGACGATTTTGTGCCATACGCTCGGAATGCAAGAACGCATTCGAATGAGCAGGTCATGCAGATCGCAGCCAGCATCAAGGAATGGGGATGGACCAATCCAATCCTGGTGGATGAAGAGGGTGGAATCATTGCGGGACATGGACGTGTCCTCGCCGCGCTCAAACTCGGAATCGAGGACGTCCCCGCCATGGTGGCGACGGGATGGACCGACGCGCAGAAACGAGCATACATCCTAGCCGACAACCAGCTCGCATTAAACGCAGGCTGGGACATGGAAATGCTGCAGGTCGAACTCCGAGAGCTCGATGACCTAGAGTTTGATGTAGATCTAATCGGGTTCGATGGCGACTTCCTTGCCAACATTATAAACGACCCGACCGAGGGACTGACCGATCCAGACGAAATTCCGGAGGTGCCCGACGATCCAATCACCCAAGAGGGCAACGTCTGGGTTCTTGGAAACCATCGCATCATCTGCGGGGATGCAACCAACCCGCTCGCGTGGGAAGCTATGGATGTGCCGGATGGATGCGTCGTGTTTTCGTCTCCACCGTATAACATGGGTGATGCATCGGGATTGCGCGACAAGCAGCAGAAGGGTGTTCCGAAATCCAAAAAACTTTATGACAAGTACGACGACGCCAAATCATCAGATGATTACACGTCGCTGCTGAGCGTGACAGCCAATATTGGTTTCGAGTATTGCGATGCCGTTGTGTTCAATCTCCAACCACTAGCGGACTCGAAGCGATCGCTTGTCAAATGGATGGACGCTTATGCGACGCATTTGGTTGATGTGATCACATGGGACAAAGGAAGAGCGGCGCCACACATTCAAAAAGGCATAATGGCTAGTCAGTTTGAGTGGATAATCATCCTATCTAAATCGGCGAACGCCAGCCGCGTTATTCCGTTTGCATCTTGGCAAGGCAAATTTGGGAACGTTTATCGCGCACCACCGCAGACAAAAACTGAATACACGACCGTTCATAAGGCTACATTTCCGGTCCATCTCCCGCAGTTCGTCATCGGCGACCTAATGAATCGATCACGAGGTGTCGTTGATTGTTTTCTCGGAACCGGAACAACGATCATCGCCGCCGAAATGCTCGGAAAACACGGGCGAGGGATGGAGTTGAGTCCAGCCTATGTAGATGTCGCAGTAAAGCGCTGGCAAGACTTCACAGGACAAGACGCAATCCTTGAGGGGGATGGTAGCACATATAAGGAGCTGAGCAATGGCCGTGAACCGAAAGCCGCGTAAGGCTCCAGCAAAGAAAGCTGCAACCAAGAACAAGGGCGGTCGGCCAAAGAAGCTCCAGCCCGATGAGAAGACCATTAAGCAGGTCGAAACCCTGTCTGGCATCGCTTGCACCAAGGCTGACGCCGCTGCTGTGCTTGGCGTTTGTCGTGAAACGTTCGAGACGTTTTTAGGCACGCATAAAAAAGCAGAGGATGCCTGGGAGCAAGGCAAGGGCCTCGGTCGCGTATCTCTTCGCCGGATGCAGTGGGAAACCGCAAAGCGATCCGTAACCATGCAGATCTGGCTCGGAAAGCAGATGCTCGGTCAGACAGATAAGGTTGAGGAGAAGGTCGAGGCGAACGTGACCAATGAACACAGAATTATCATCGACGACGCCGCAGCCCTATTTGACGCTCGGCTTGATCAGTACGTTGCCCGAGTCTCAACAGCCGCTAGCGGTGGAGACGCTGAAGACGCAGGTCGCACAACTCACTAGCGCACAACGCGCAAATCTAGCGTATTGCTGGGAATTCTATGCTCGGCCTGAACAGCTGCCACCTACGGGAGATTGGCAGTTCTGGTCTTACATCGCGGGGCGTGGTGCAGGAAAGACGCGGACAGGCGCGGAGTGGGTCCGAAAGAAAGTCAAGGACGGGTGTCGGCGCATTGCGTTAGTTGCCCCAACTCACGACGACTTCCACAAGGTCATGGTGACGGGTGACTCAGGCATTCTTTCTGTCTGCCCGCCTGACAATATGCCGGAATACAACGAAGGCAAAAAGGAGCTGATCTGGCCGAACGGGGCCAAGGCGTTTGGATACTCGGCGGAAAAGCCGTCACGTCTTCGCGGGCCCCAGCACGATGCTGCTTGGTGCGATGAAATCGCGGGCTGGCACGGCAACAAGATAACAAAGCCAGGCGAGAAATCCAGGCGACAAGAAACCTGGGACATGATGCTCTTCGGCTTGCGTTTGGGTGAAAACCCGCAATGCTTCGTTTCGACGACGCCGATGCCGGTTGATGTTATTGCCGACCTTATAAAGCGGGGATTGTCTGAGGACCAAGCTTACAGGATCACAAGAGGATCAACATACTCAAACCGGGGCAATCTCGCCGATAAGTTCTTCCAGTCGATCATCACGAAGTACGAAGATACGCGTCTCGGCCGCCAAGAGCTTCTCGGAGAGCTACTTGAAGACGTTCCGGGCGCGCTTTGGACTTACGACATGATATCGGCGGCGCGCGTAAAAGAAGCGCCAAAGACATTGCAACGCGTTGTTGTGGCCGTCGACCCGTCCGGCGCGGCGTCCTTATCTGACGAAGGCGCGGACGAAATCGGTATTGTGGTCGCCGCTAAGGGGGGTGACGGCGACTACTATGTTATTGCGGACCGAACAATGAAAGGCAGCCCAGCAGCTTGGGCACGGGCGGCTGTTACCGCTTACCACGATTTCAGCGCGGACAAGATTGTTGCAGAACGAAACTTTGGCGGCGAGATGGTGAATCATACGATCGCCGGTCAAGATCATAATCTGAAGGTTGAACTTGTGACCGCTTCGCGCGGCAAGGCGGTTCGAGCTGAACCAATTGCACTGTTGTACGAGAAGGGACGTGTCCATCATGTCGACACGCTTGGCCCGCTTGAGGACCAAATGATCAAGATGACACCGGGCGGCTACCTCGGGGACAACTCTCCCGACCGCATGGACGCTCTTGTCTGGGCACTCAGCGACCTATCTCAGACCGAGCAGGTGCAATTCCTGGGAGTGTATTAGCGGCATGACTGAAAGCGCAACGAAACGAGCCCATGATCGAATTGACAGGGTCGAGGGTGATGTTCGGTCTTTGCGCAACTCCGTTGCAGAATTGGCGAGAGGCCAAGAGGCTATCACCACCCAAATGCAGGAGCAACACGGCGAGCTTCGAGATTTACTGAGGCAAAACACGACCACAACGCTCACTGATGTCAGCAAAATCATGCAGGTTATAGTAATGGGCGGGGCAATACTGAGCGCCACCATAGGCGGGATCATTTACGTTAGCGGCAATGCAAATTCCGCTCGACTGGCGCTGCTAGAGTACAAAATGTCATCGATCTTTGGCACTACGAGATGGTCGGCAGACTGGAAGCGCAATCCATGAAAATCAAAGATCGCATAGCAGGCGCTTATCACGCTCTGCAGGGCAAGTCAGCAGTTGCGTCTCCAGTAGAAGCGGCAGCAGCTCCGCCAAGGCGTCTTTTCGGAATGGAAGACACCGAGATGTCAGCCCGCCAATGCTGGCTGATGTATAAGCAGAACGCGGTTGTAGCCTGGACAATAGATCTGATCTGCGAAAAGGTGGCCGAACTGAATTTGGACGTCCACGTCAACGGTCAAATTGTGAAGGGCCACTTATCAGAGGTTATACTTGACGCGCCAGGATATAACCGGACTAGACGTCAGCTTGTTCGAGAAATAGCCCGGCAAATATTGGCGACGGGAACCGGACACGTCATCTCATATGGTAAGCAAGACCGTGAGCCGCTAGCGCTCGACGTTCTGCATACGCGAGATAGAAATATCGTGACCGACTACTCTGACGGCTGGCCTAGTGTATATCAATTCCACGAAGAAGGACGCGCACTCAATTTCCAGCGCCAGCCCGGTCGAGATCCGAAATATTTTGCATCCAGCCAGCAAGAGCTTCTGACGATGCACGAAGGTAGCGGCGATTGCAGGGGATCTGGTCTATCTAAGCTCAACGGCGTCAGGGCCGAGGTCGAGCTACGTTACATGGGAATGCTTCATAATCGCTCAATGCTAGGCAAAGGGGCGTCACTGAGCGGAAATTTGCATTTCAAAGGCAATCTTACACCAGAGCAAATGCGACACGCTCAGGCGCAAGTTCAGCAGGTTTTATCAGGCTACCGGAATGCAGGCGCCATCATGGTAACAGCTGGCGGTGACGGCAGCGAGTTCAAAGCCATGCAGATGACAGCTAAGGACATGGACTATGCAAAGTTGGTCCAGCTCGTCGAGGAGGCAGTTGTAGCAAGATTCGGCGTCCCTAAAACTTTGTATAGCGTAGAAGCGCAGACCCATAACAATTACAACACGGCCTGGCACATGCTTTATGATAACGCGGTGCTTCCGCTGTTCAACGTCATCTACGGCGAACTTGCTCGGCATTTGAGCATGAGGCTCGGCGAGGACATCGAGTTTAGGCATAACAAGCTTTCGTCGATGGTCTTGAGAGACAAGGCCATCGATGGCGCGGCGCAACTAAAGCGAGACCAAATTATAACGCTCAACGAAGCACGTCACGAGATCGGGTATGAACCTGTAGCTGGCGGTGACGCGATCTACGATCTTCCGGGTTTGATTCCGCAATATGA